GAATCTGCCCCAGACACTCGTTGAAAACGATGCCCGCTTGGTCTTTGCTGTTCGCCAGCAGGTAAATGTCCGCGCCGCGCTCGCCATCCTTGCAAGCGCCAAAGGTCGCGTTGCCCGCCATCAGCGTGCTTTTGCCGTTGCCGGTGCCAACCAAAATCAGGGCTTCGCGGAATCTGCGCAGCCCTGTCCGCTTGTCTACCCAGCCGTAGAGGTTGCACTCAATGAAGCATTGCCACGGCATCAGCTCCAGCCGGTCGTAGTCACCCTTGGTGGGTACCAAAAAGCGCTCCATGAAGCCCACAGGCCGTGCGGCAAGGGCTTCATCGAAGCGCCACGGGTAATCCGGGTTGTTCTGCTTTTCAAGTTCGTCCAGAAAACGGCGGCAGGCCAGACGAACCTTTTCGCCAACTACAATGCGCCCCGCTGTTGCGTCCCGCGCATAGCCGTAGCACCGCGCCAGTACGCCGGACAGGTCGGGGCTGCGCTCAGTAGGTGGCGAAATCGTCGTAAAGGTCTAAAGCCGCCGCCTTCCTGCTCGTGGGTGTCAATCGCAGTTCCGCAAGGGTTTTCCGCTGCTGATCGCAGTAGGCCCGCAGCTGCGGCACGCTCTTGTCCTGCCAGTACTTCTGCCGCCCGTTGGTGTACTCGCGTCCAATGCCCCGCGCCTTGATGTCGTCCTGAAGCTGCTGCTTAACCTGCTCCGCATAGGCGTAGTCGTATACCAGCATTTGATCCGCATCCGTCAGCCCGCCCTCGCGCAGTTCGCAGCTTGCGCAAAGATAGTCGTAGACCCGGCGTGCCCTTTCGTCGTTAATCCGGCTGAAATGCTGCTCTTTCATGGCTGCATTCATTCTGCACATGCCTCCTATATCTTGATAATCCGTATCCGTGTTTTTCCCGCTGTGACTTGTTTGGCCTGCTCACCTTTTTCTGGATGTCTTTTATTATGGCACTCGCTGCACAGGCTGATAAGATTCTCCAAGCACAGTTCAAGGTCTGGGCGGGTCTCACGCGAAAGAATGTGATGCACCATGTCCGCCCGGCGCGGTTTCTTCCCGTATCCTGCCCGGAATCGCGCCATGCAGTCCTGGCACATGCCGCCGTCGCGCACTAATGCGGCTTTTCGCGCTTTCTTCCACGCTTCGCTGTGATAGAATGGGTCGCTGGGCTTGTAGTGTTTCATGCTGCACCTCCGGGGAACGAAAAAGAGGGCAGCGGCTTTGTGCCTCTGTCCTCTCGCTTGCTTTGCTGCATTCTAATCATATCACAGGTCAAGCGCTTTTGGTAGTCTATTGAGCGAAGGTCAATGAAGGTCAATATATATCTACCGCAGCACTATGTATTTGAAGCGCAGCGGTGTGTATATCTACTGTTGCGTTATGTTTTTGGTATGTGCATGCGCGGCGCTTTGGATTCACACGGGCGGCGCGTCCCGTTCCTGCCATTTCGGCAGGTCAGCGCTGTTGAAGTTGCTGCCGTTGCTGCCGTCCTTGTCCCCGCGCAGATACCAGCCCGGCAGCGTTGCGTCAATCTGCGCGCTGTCCATCTCTGCCAGCAGCTTCAGCGCTTCGGCCTTTTTTGCCCGCACCGTCCCGGCTTGATACCCACACGCGGCGGCGATGGCTGCGGCGGTTTCGCCCAGCACATAAAAGCGGTAGAGAACGTCGCTGCTTGCCGCGTCCAGATAATCCAGCAGCGCACACGCTGCGGCAATTTCCACCTGCTTTGCCCGCTTGCGCGCCAGCATCTGCCGCTGCAAAGTGTCGATGTCCGCCTCCAGCGTCCCGATTTTATCGTGATTTCCGCTGGCGCGGCTGCCGCCATTGGCATCCATGGGGCTGGCTGTGATACGGTACAGGGCGCTGTTCCGCTGTTCAATGCGCTGCCGGATGCGGCTGATTTCCGCGTCCGCTGCCCTGCATCGGTTCAGGATTTCAATGGCTTTCATCTTCTCACCCTCCAAAAGCGTCCACGTGTGCGTTTTTCACCTTGTCAGAACGGGCTGTCGTCGGGTTCCACCTGCGTCATACCGTCTGGCACGCTGCCGCTCGTTTCACTCTTTCCGCTCAAAAACTTGACTTCTTCCGCTTGCATTTCCAGCTGTGCCCGCCAGTTGCCGTCCCGCCCCTGATAGGGCACAGCGGCCACCGACCCCCATGCGGCGATTTTCTTGCCCTTGGACAGATACCGCGCACAGTTTTCCGCCTGTGCCCGCCACACCGTTACCTGCGCATAGGTTGTCTTGGTCTGCGTTCCGCGCCGCTCGTTGATGGCGATGGACAGGTCGCAGACGCTGGCCGCGCCGCTGGGTGTGTTCACGCTCCGAAGCTGCGGGTCACGTGTCAGGTTGCCGATAAAAATCGCTTTATTCATGTGCGTCCCTCCGTTCCGATGCGCCTACCGGCGCGGATGAATCTGATGAGCCGATGACGCAAGCCGCCAGCACGCCAACGCTGTTGCACGCAGCGCTGCTGTTAAGGCTGCCGTCCGCGTACACGTAGCGCACGTAGTAGCCGTACCCAGTGTTCGGGGTGCGCAACCAGTATGCTGCTTCGTCTCCGTCCATGTCCACAGCTTTGCGCTGCTCGGCACTGTCGCCCTGTGCATACCACGGATAGGGTTCTCCCTCGCACGGAATGTCGTTGCCCTTGAATCCCACTTCAGACGCGGACAGCAGCCACACAAGGTCGCAGGTGCTGCTCGCTTCGCCGTGTTCCGTGCATGGGCGGCAGGTGGTCAGTAGCGTCTCCGCATCTTCCTCCGGGATGCCCCGGAAAAATTCGTTGTTGAGGTAGAAGCGTATGGCGCTGCCGGGGTAGTTGTTGCTGCCGAAGGGGTGTTCCTTGCTGGGTTCGGAAAACCAATGGTAGGTTTCGGCGCGCTCCATGGCAACCGTCAGCGTGTGCCGGTGTCCTGCTGCCCGATCCACGTCCGCGCCAATGACCCGCCACTTGATAAGCCCGAAATCGTCGTGGTTCATCTGGATGATGTCGCCCACCTGATAGCGATTCTGCCCGTGTGCGCCTTCCATGTGGGCGGCAACTTCTGCGAAGCTGCCCAGCGGGCGCGCTTGGCTGGCTTGAATCTTTTGGATCGCGGCTTGCAGCGCCTCCTGCAATGCCTTGCTTTCAAGCACGCGGCGCATAGCGGCAGTGCAATCAAGCGCAAACGCGGCTATTTGCTCGGCTATGTCATTCATCTGCTGGGCAATCCGCTGAAGTATTTCGGCTTCCAGATTCTTCTCATTGTGCTGTTTCATGTTGTCCCTCCTTTTTCTCATGTCACCACGGTGACGGTTCGCCTGCATACCATGCGCGATTCGGATCATCTTCTGCTTTGCGCTCCGGCGGTTCCTTGCTCCGCCAGCGGGTACAGAAACGCCCCGCCTGTGCCTTTTCGCATTCCTGTGCATAAAGGCACGTCTTGCAGTCCGGCACAGCTGCCGAACGGTTGCCGCTCATACCACCACCTCCTTGTTTTTGATGCGCTTCATGGTCTTGTAGTCGTCCCACATGGCCACCTGCTTCATCACAATCTCATACTGACACCGCGGCAGCTCTCGCACGGCTTGCGCGCCCATCGTCTGCCGGATGGCCTTGCGGATGGCAGCGGCAGCCTGCTTCTCGCAGCCGATCGCCCGATAGGAAAGGCACAGCGCCGCCGCCCGCTCCCTGATGGCGGTGTTAATGGCGGTAGCCTGTGCCGGTGTGACCTTCGTCAGCATCCGCACCTCTCGTTCCAGCGCGCCCATGCGCTCGTTCGTCGTCCGCATCATGTCCGCCATGCCACGCATCACCACCGCGCAGTCCTCCAGCCGTTTCAGCAGCGCAAGCTCGGTCGACGTGGGGTTTTGCAATGCCGTAGGCTCGGATACCTTCGCCGTCAGCTCATTCATGCGCCTCATCTCCCATCACATACAGCACGCCCGCGCAGCTGTTCAGCGCTGCCCGCGCACCGTCCACCCAGTCGGCAATCATGTCCACATAGCCCGCCAATTCCCGCCGCTTGCCGCCGTCCATGTTGGCCAGCGTGGTACCCATGTGCGGGAAGATACCCGCCGCGCCGATAAAAACGCGGACAGCGGCCGCAAGATCCAGCGTATCCGGTAGATTGCCCACACTGCTCGCCGTGCTGCTCTGCTGCTCCAATAGCTGCCGCTGCGCTTCCTGCCGCAGCGCGGCTTGTTGTTCGGCATAGTCCTCCGCGTCCGCCAGTTCCTGCCGCAGCGCGTCAATCTGTCGCTGGGCTTCCGGGCTGATGCCCTCCTGCGGCTTCTGCTGTTCCGCCTGTGCCAGCGCCGCCCGCAGTCGCTCAATCTCTGCCTGACGCTCTCGCTGCTTCTGAATCATCTCATAGCGGTCGCCTTCCAGCTTCCTGCGGTCGGCATCCAGCCGTGCGCGCATGTCCTGTGCTTGCTGGACCTCCTGCGCCATCCTGCGTTCGGACTTTCGCGCTTCGCTAACATCGTTCGTCAGCTGCTTGATCTGCTCTTCCAGATTGCGAACCGTCAGATTCTCTTCCGTCGCCCGTTTTGCCAGCGTCTCCCGCTCTTCCGCGTCCGGCAGGTGCAGGATGACCCGCGCCTTGCTCAGTGGCAGGGCAGCCATCGCGCTGCCCTCTGGAATTTCCCGCGCTGCCTTCATCAGCTGCTGCGCTTGCCGCAGGCTCAGTCCCGTGCTGTACAGCACCCAGTCCTCCCATTGCCCATGCGGCACGATTTTCCGTCCCTTCGCTTCGTTCAGGTAGCTGCCGATGGTCAGATAGCCCTGCACCACGTTCTGCGCTGCCGTGCGGATGCCCGTCTCGATGCGCGCCAGCGTGGCAGCGTCCTCCGCGCTGGCCACCTGAATGATCACTGGCTGAATGTCTTTGCTGCTGATAATCTCGCTCATGCTTGTCCCTCCCGCTTCTCTTTGGTCGCTTCGCATACATGGCACCGGCTTGTGCAGCAGAAATCGCGGTAGTGCTGATCGCGTTCTTCCCGCAGCCGAAAAATGCTGTCGCCCAACTGGCAGCTAATGAAGTGCTGCCCTTTGTACCCCGTCCGCGCAACGAAATACGGACAAACCGCCGTGCAACCGTCTTTGTGCTTCATGCCTCGCCCTCCCAGTCAACCTGCGCGTACTCGCAGTAGAAAAGCTCATCCGGCAGCATGTCGCCGTCCGGCATGGGCGCAATGCTTTGGAGGCATTTGCGCAGCTTGCAGCCCTGCGCTTCCCTGCGCCCCTTCATGCACAGCCCGCACGTCTGCCGTGCCGCCATCCGGCTAATGTCCGCCATGTCCCGCGCATCCACAATCAGGTAATCAGGCGCTGCCAGCGGCCCCGACAGCGTGATGCTCATGCGCCCATGCTCCAGCATATGGCTCAGCCAGCGCACGTCCTTGTCCGTCAGCGTGTCTACCAGCTGCATCAGCGTCCGGGCGGTTGTCGTCTGCACCAGCCGCCAATCCCGCCA